AGGAGGCGCGGGTTCAGCACTTCGTGGGCTTCGCGGCGCTGCCCGTCCTTGCCGGTGAAAGCGACGAGCGCGAGGGTTCCGGCGACGCTGATCCCGTCGCCCTTCCGGCACGTCTCTGCGACCCAGGAGTAGCGTTCGCCCCACAGAGCGGCGCGTACCCAGAACGGCTCGCCTGCGTCCTCCCAGTCGCCCGTGGGCTTGCCGTCCTGGCCCCTGCGTTGCCTGCGCGGGGTTGCGCAGATGCGCAGTTCGGTGACTTGCTGGCCGCCCTGGGTCCACCTGACTTCGGGGTCGGCTCCGAGGTTGCCGGTGATTGTTGCTTCGATTGCCATGGTTGATGTGTCCTTTTCGTTGATTTCACGCCGTTTGTGTGGCGTTGGTTGGTTGGTGTGGGGCCGCGAGCGCGTTTATTGCCTGCCCGGTCGATTCGCTGTGTGGCGTTTTGCGGGCCTTTCAGGCTCTCGGGTGGGTGTGGGTACTACCGGGGGGCTGTTCGGCGCGTGGTGAGCGTTTTAGGCTATGTGACAGCCGTCTGAGCCACACTCCGCAACCATTCGGCGGGGTGTTGCTGCGTCGAGCATGGCCTGCCACTCGGGCGGTGGGGGCTGTGAGGGCAGTTCGCGGCGCTGGCGGGGGGTGCGTTGGATTGCGTGCCAGGCGCGCGCTTCGGCCTGCGTGGCGTCGCACCCGGCTTTGACCGCCGTGATCTGGGCTTTCTTCCAGGCTGCCCAGTCGCCGGGGGTGTCTGCGAGCTCGTCGGGCGGCTCGGGCAGGCCCATGCGGACGGCGGTTTCGAGCCGGGCCTTGCCGAGGGCGCGCCACCGGCGATTGATGTCCGCTGGCATGACCCAGGCGCGCTCGTCGCGGTAATGCTCACCGACGATGCGCAGGGCATCCGTGAGGGGCATGTCCCGGTCAAGCGCCTCGGCCCATGCGAGCGCGGCGGCCTGGTCGGGCTGGCGGTTGTCGAACGCGGCGGCCTTGGCGAGGACTTGGGCGGCTTCGGTGCGGTTCATGCTGCGCCTCCTTCGATGGCGATCAGGCTGGGCTGGTTGGCGGGCTGGTGGTTGGAGTTGAGGCTTTCGGCGAGTGCGAGCCATCCGTTGACGCGGTCGCTGGTCGTGACGCGTGGGGCGGGGCCCCGCTGTGGGCCGTGGGCTTGTTCCTGGCACCGCCTGGCCCAGTTGCGCCACGTCGCCGCCCAGTCCGTCTTGCGGCCCTTTGCGCCGGGCTGCGCGGTCCAGTAGTCCCGGAACCGGTCAACCTCGAGGGCGTTCGCCGCGGCGGGCGCATTGGCGCGGGTCCAGTCCGCGAGAGCCTGGTCCGGCTGCCACCCGTCGGGCAACCGCGTGCCCCTGGCCTTCGAGGGCTTCGAGGTGTTCGAGGTTGCCGGTGCCGCGTCAGCGGCGACGGTCACGAGCTCGGCGGGGGTCTCAGTGACACCCTCGGCAAGGGGGGAAACTAAAAGGGAGGTATTAATAGTTTCCTTTCTCCTTTCTCCTTTCTCCTTGTTCCGAGTGTCACGCACTTTGTCACGCCCAATGTCACGCCCCATGTCACGCGTGACATTCTCCGTTTCGCTCTGTTCGGACTTTCGCGCGCGCTCGCGGGCTTTTCTCGCCCTCGCGGCGACTCGTTTTGTGTCATTTTTCGCCTGGATGTCACGCCACTTGCCGTTCCATTTCACCCACGATGTCACGCTCACGGAGGCGTGACTTTTTGTGACAAGACCGTGACTGTCACACGATGTCACATGTGACATGGCGTCGGGGATGCCGAGGCGGTTGACGGCGACCTCGAGGGGGATTACGCCGTCGGTTTCGGGGTGGGCTGCGCACCAGGCGAGGGCGCGCACGTACCACAGTTCGGCGTCGGTGCCGACGGCGATAATGGCGGGGTCGTCGTAGTATGCGGCGGCGAGGGCAGCGTAGCGGCCTGGCCGCTTGAAGCCTGTGCGTGCCATTAGCTTGTCCTTTCGTCTGGCTCGATGCGGATCTCTATTTGCTGGTAGTTGGCGAGCGAGAAGCCGCTGATGTCTGCGATTACCCACCCGTTAGGGATGGTCTGTAGGGCTTCGATGAGTTCGCCGGGGTCGATCCGCGCGCCGTGTTCGATGCGGATCGTGAGTAGCTCGGTACGGACTGCGCTAAGCATCTTCGGCCTTCCGCTTCGGCTGCGTGTAGTAGGTGATATCAACGCACGTGCTGTAGCCGCGCGGTACTGCGTCGATGGTGAGGATGCGCGCCGTGAGGGGCAGGCTGTTGATTGCGTTGGCGAGCTGGTTGGGGCTTATGCCGAACGCGGCGTTAAAGCTGACGCGTTTGTGGTCGATCTTCCGGGGCATGTCATGGCCTCCTGTAGCGCGCGAGGACCGGGTTTTCTAGGTACGTGATTGTGAGAGTTCGCATGACTTTTGGACCCGCGATTTCTGGTTGCTGGATCGGACAATCGCCGGCTTTCAATTCGGTGATGACAGCGCCTTCAGGCAGGACGTTGCTTAGCCCGCGAATTAGCTCTCTTTTTTCGAGCGGGTCGTCGAGGGCCCAGGAGAACTTCACGGTGTGGGTTGTGTGCGCTTCGAGCTTTCCCATATCAGTTGCCTTTCTCTGCTGGTTCGCGGTAGTTGATGATGAGGCGTCGCGTCCCTGCGAACGGGCCGTTGGGTTCCACGCCTACGTCGTCGATGACGGTGCCGAACTCTAGCTGTGAGAGTAGGGCGGTCACGGTGGTGGCAGGGACACCGCCGTCGTGGGTGAACGTGATCGTGAATTGGCCTCGGGTGTAGTGCTTCATTTGTGGGTCTCCTGTTCCTGAATTATGAGGGTCACGGTGTGGGTGCCTTTGGGGGCTTTCTGTGGGTTGCGGGTGAAGGCGACGCTCGGGATGTGCCGGTGGTCGTCGTCGTCCCATACACGGGCGTCCACGAGGCCGTCGATGATGGCCTTCACCGTGGGGGCGGCGTTCGCCGGGTCCGCGCGCGTCTGCGTCGGGTAGCCGATCACGGCGGTCACCGTCGAGGCCCCTAGCCGTTTGCCCGCTGCGCCGGTGATGCGGGCTTCGCTGGCTGCGAGTGCGCGCAGCATCCGCGTGCGTCGCATCCGGGTTGACCAGTGGAGGCGTTGGTTGGCGGTGAGCCATACGGCGGGGTGCAGGGTGAGGGCTATGTGGATCATTGCTCGCCCATTTGCGTGAGGCCGATTGCGACGGCGTGCGCGGCCTGTAGGGGCACGGTGCCGGTCTGTAGTAGGCGCATCCGTTCGGCGCGGGTGAGGGGCAGGCTCGGCGTTGACACGTAGCCGACGGGGAGGCCCATCATCCACTCGATGAACGCGAGCGTGGCGCTCCCCTGCGTGTCGGGCGTCGGGGTCGTGTATAGCGGGTAGGGGTAGGGTTCGCCGGTGACTTTCGCCCAGTGTTCGAGTGCGAGTGTACGCCCCTTGTCGGGGTGGCCGGCGAGGTCGTCTAGCGCCCACTGGTAGGCGGTTTCGACGAGGAGCGTGCTGTCCAGGTCGGGGGTTGGCCAGAGGGTGCCAGATGAGCGGTCCGCGTCCAGGTACGCGTCGTTCACGGCGGGAATGTCGCAGTCTTTGCGGACGGCGGTCACGTACACGCGGTGACGCACGTGGGGGGCGCCTACGTCGCCCGCTCGCACCAGTTCCCACCCTGCGCGGTAGCCGTGCGCGTTCAGGAACTCGCATATCGGGCGGGCTTCGTCTTGCGCGTGCTTCACCTCGACGATGACGAGCGGCGGCTTGTAGCCGTTCAAAAACAGCGGCCTACCTGAGTAACACCAGTTGACACGCCCACTGAGCGTAAGCACGTCCACCATGGGAGGCGCATCGATGCTGGTGTAAGCGGCGGCTCGCGGGTGGTGGTAGCGCATAATCATGCGGCCCGCGTAATCGAACGGCTGGTCGGGGTGTGCGTGCCAGGCGAGCTGTGCGCCGCCCAGCGCGGCTGCCACGCCGATGGGGAGACCACCATAGCCGGGATTAATAGCACCAATGGCCAGTTCAGTTGTCATCGTCGAGGTCCTCCTCGCTGATCCGCTCGCCCGGGTGCGAGTACCAGGCGCGGAAGTCCGTCGCCGTCCTGTTCGAGACGCGCAGCCGGCCCGGCGTGGCAACAACCATGTCGCCCTCCATGGCCCACACGGCGGTGCCAGGGCCGACCAGGAAGATCGTGCCTTCGCTGTCGGTGGTGATGGTCTTGCGCGCGATCTTGGCAATCGCGGGCGCGTTGTCGCGGGTAAGGCGGGCGCCGCGTACCATGACTCGCTCCTGGTAGGTGCGCACGCCGTCAAGACCGGCGAACGGGTCAAACGTTGCCATTTTCTAAGTCCTTAGCTGTGTGAATGAGTGTGCGAACCGCGAGCGCGGCTTGCTGTGGGACGACGCCGTTTCCGAGCATCCTGAGTTGTCGTTCGCGGCTGAGGTCGAGGTCGGGGCCGGTGACGTGGCCTTCGGGGAGTCCCATCATCCATTCGACGAATCGTGCGGATAGTCGGGGTTTGCCGCCTGCACGGCTTGGGGGTGTCGTGGGTGGGGGTGCGGCCCGTCCCGTGACTTGTTCCCACCTGGCGATTGCTGGCGCGTATGGTCCGTAGGCGGTCATAATCGCGTTTGCCACTTCGTTCAGGGTTGGCCCGTATCCTGTGCCCGAGTAGGCGGCGTTTACTGCCTGTGGTGTGGGGAGTAGGCCGCCGGTTGGGAGTAGGTTGTTTTCGACGATGATTGCTAGGTCGGTGACGCGGTCCCTGCCTGGCTTTTTGCGCAGGTGTTCGGACGGGCTGTTTCCTGACGGCTGCGCAACCGGGGTGGGGAGGAGCTGCACGGCTTGGGTGAGGCTTGTAGCCTGTGCCCGCCTGGTGTCGGCCCGCCTTGTGGTCTGACGCGGTGGGTACGGCATTAGAGGGCCGAGACCTGGTCCTGCAGGCTGACGGAGTGGCCGCCTGCCCTGCGTTTGTCTGGGTGTTGCGGGCCGCCGCATGTCCCAAGGTTGGCCGTCGGGGTAGCCAATAAGGAAGAATCGGGCGCGCTGGTGTGGGGCTCCCGCGTCGGCAGCTCGTACAACTCGCCACGCACTGCTATACCCGAGGCTGGCCAGGTCTCCTGCCACACGTCCGGCTGCCCTGAGAGCAGGTTGAGTTGCTCCGTTTCCCAGCATCCACGGTTCTTGTGCCACCGGGCTATAGGCTCTGGCACTGAGTGCTCCTAACACGTTTTCCCACACGACGAGGCGGGGTCTGATGGTTTCGATTGCGGCGGCCATTGATTCCCATAGGCCCGAGCGGGTTCCTGTGGCCATGCCTGCGCGTTTGCCTGCGAGGCTTAGGTCCTGGCAGGGTGAACCGCCGCATATGATGTCGACGGGTTCAACGTCGCCCCAGTTGATCTTGGTGATGTCGCCCAGGTTGGGGGTGTCTGGCCAGCGCGTGGCGGCCAGCTTGCAGGGGCCGGGTTCCACGTCGCTGGTCCACGCGACCCGCGCGTCGGGGTCCACGGCCATAGCGACGCCCATATCGAGGCCCCCGTAGCCTGTGAACAGGCTCCCGATGGTCGTCATGGTCGTTCGCTTTCGTCGAGGAGGGCGGCGAGGTCGTCGTGGATGTTCTGCGCCCGCCCGGCTTGACGGGGGTTGTCGTAGAGGCAAACGACGAGGTAATCGAGGTCTGCGACGGCTTTTGCGACTGCGTCCTGCATGGCTTGCAGGCGCTCGACGGCTTCGCGGGCGCTCGCGGACGTGGAGGCTACGAAGTCCGCGAGCGCGTCGTTCTGCGCGCGGGCGTTGACTGCTTCGCGTAGCCGCTTGGCTGACTCGTAGCGTGGTTTTGGGGGCCATTGGGCGATCATGCTGCGTCATCTCCCATGCCGAAGATGTCGAGGGGTGCTTCGATGCCGTGTGCGAAGCGGGCTTTGATGAGCGGGATGTACCGGTCGTCGAGTTCGCAGCCGACCGCGCGCGTGTTCTCCATGGCGGCGGCCTGTAGGGTGGTGCCCGATCCGGCGAACGGTTCGAGGATCAGCGAGCCCGGCTTCACGACAAGACGCACCAGGTATCGCATGAGTTCGAGGGGTTTCACGGTGACGTGCTGCACCCCCCCCCACCTTCGGGCGCTCGCTTGTGGGTGCCTTGGGCTGGTATCGGAACACGGGCCACGTGTGGTCGGGGGCTCCCTGTTCTACGGCGGCGGCCATGGCTTGTTCGCCCATGAGCAGGTTCGGCGGGTACAGGCCGTTGACGGCGTCCATGCCTGCGCGGATGTTCATTGCGCCGGTGCCGTGCTCGCGCACGTTGTCGACCAGGCGGCCCTTGATGGGTCGTCGCGCGACGACGATGGGTTCCCAGGCGGGTTTTAGGCCTACGCCCCATCCTTCCCAGGTTTTGGCTTCGTCGGTGACAGGTTCGCCGGTGGCGCTTGTCTTATAGCTAGACATATCTGTTGCAACGCCGCTCGTATCCCAGCGTTCAATCACGCGGCCTTCACGCTGGTCCAGGAGGCCCGCGGCGCGGTCGAACGCGGATGAGAGGTCCATTCCGGCGGGTTTGCCGTCAGCGCGGATCCATGCCATGGCGTCGCGGATCTCGAAGCCGGCGTCCTCGAGGCCGCTCGTTAGCCTGTGGTATGTGCGGGGCGCGCTGAACGCGAGCAGGTAGCCGCCGGGCTTGATGACGCGCAGCGCCTCCTCGCCCCATGACTGCGCCCACGCCTGGAAGCCGTGCGGTGTGGCCGTGTCCCACTTCTCGCCTAAGAAGCTGATGCCGTACGGCGGGTCGGTGATGACGGCGTCGAAATGCTGGTCGGGATACGTGCGCATGATGTCCCTGCAGTCGCCCTGGTGGAGGGTGATGCCGTCGTACAGGTCGCTGCTGTTCACGCTGCGCCTCCGTTCGGGTCGGTGTCGTCGCCGTAGTCGAAGATCGGGGCCTGTTCGTCGATGATTTCGACTTCGGC